TCAAAATATGGAGGTTCATTTATGAAAAAATTAAAAACCTATAAGGTAAAGGCCTTTACACTTATTGAAAATAGCGTAACCAAATTTATCAAATTTTCCAGCGGATCACTATCTTGTCAGATGTGACTTGTACCTTTTCAATCAGCTCCCTGACAATGACTTTTTGATTATCGTAGGACATATCCAGTACACTGCTGGCATCTAATAGTTTTTCAATCTTCTCTCTTTTGCCCGCTTGCTTATCAGTAACGGCTTTTTTTATTTCTTCTTCCAGCGTGGCCCTCTGCTTGATAAAATCAGCAGACTTGCTCCTTAATTCGTCCAGCGTGATCCTATCGTCCAAGTATAGATCGTTCAGCTTGCTCAATTTGAGTGTTAGACTGTCTATTTGTTTTTGGATTGCCTGCTTGTCAATCTCTGGACTTGTATCGTCCAAAAATAGCTCTTGTATCTTGTCTGGATCATTCTGGAGCTGGGATATGCGTGTTAGTACATAATGCTCTAACAATTCCATGTCATAGTATCCAGAGTCGCACTTTTTGTTATCGTTGTAAACCGTGACGCCCCTTGTCTTGCGCGGGTGTCTTTGGTAGCACTCATAACGTTTAAATCGTGAGCCGTCCTTTCTCTTTTGGCCCAAAATGACCTTGAGGGGCGCGTGACAGTATCCGCATTGTGCCAACCCCGAAAGCATATATTTTGCCTGGAATGGTCGAGGGTTTGATAATTCTCTGGCCGTCTGCTGTCGCTTGGCCAGCTCTCTTTGAGTCTGCTCAAAATCTACTAGAGATATTATAGGCTTGTGTGTGCCTTGAAATGTCTGGCCCTTGTATTGATTTAGGCCACAATATACAGGATTGGCCAGTATTCCTCTGATTGTGCGATAGCTCCAAGCTGGTTGTTTTGGGTAGTCCTCGTTAATCTTATCCCTTAATTTAGTTATTGACATACCGGCCAAGTATAATGAATATATCTCTTTGACTGCCAGGGCTTCATACTCGTTAACGGTCATTGACCCTGTTTCTTTGTTGTAGTTGTAGCCGTATGAGGTTTTAGCCCACATCATAGACTTTCCAGCTTTGGCACGGCCCAGCTTGCCTAACTGCATACGCTCTTTTATCTGCTCGCGCTCTAGTTGAGCAAACACGGATAACAGCCCTATGACGGCCCGCCCGAAAGGTGTAGACGTGTCAAAGTTTTCGAGCAGGCTCACAAACTCGATATTATTTTTTAAAAAGATATCCTCGATCAAATAGAGCGTGTCCTTTTGGCTACGGCTCAAGCGGTCCAGCTTGTATACTAGTACCGTGTCAAATAGCTTGTTCTGGGCATCTTTTATAAGTTGCTCAAGTGCTGGGCGCTCGGTTGTCGAACCCGAGAAACCCCCGTCGGTATACACCTTGTAAATGTGCCAGTCCTTAATATCGCAGTAGCTCTCCAGCTTTGCTTTCTGCTCTTCGATTGAGTAGCCCTCTTCCAACTGCGAAGTGGTTGAAACTCGAACATATAGAGCCACTTTATTTATTTCATTCATTGTCTTTCGCCTCCATTTCTGCTAAAATAGAGTATAGAAAGACACCTTTCAAAATTTGTCATTTTGAAACCTTTCTTTATCTTGATTGCCTCACGCTTGAAGTCGCCAAACTTTGAGAGCGTGGGGCTTTTTTATATTTTTTAAAATATCGTTGACAAAAAGTTATAAAACATTATCATGATGACGATAAATACTATAAGCATAATACAGCCACATCCATAGGCACACCCCTCTGGATTATCTATTCCAAAAGTAGTTTTGTTGTAAATCTTATTATAAACTGCTCGTTTTGGATCCTTTATCAATCCAACGCCTTTTTGGCCATAATAGGGAGAGGTGGCTTTTTTGACCTTTCTGTTTATAGCCCCAGTTGTACGTGCTGATACTCTCTTTTTTATATTTGGTGTCCGAGGACCTATTTTCATATAACTCTCCTTTTCTAAGTGGGGCTTTTTTAATAGTCTAATACCATATCTACACCTTTTTGATGGGCAACCTCTTTGGCGTTTGTATCGTACACTTCAAGTTGTGCTTGCTTGTGTGAGTTGTAATCCGAATTGTATAGATCTAGTACGGCAACTTTCAAGTCGTGGAGGCTATCTACAAAATCTTGCACATCATCCTTGTCTAAATCTTCTCTGGATAGATTCAATTTTACTACCAGAGTGTTATCGTAGTAATAGACCTTGCCAATTTTTCGTTTAACTACTTTTTGAAATCTATAAGCGATAACTGCCATATAGTCTTCATCTCCATTTAAACTGGTAGGCGCGTGTTTTAGATCGACACTAGCGCTACTTGTTTCTTCCTTGCTACTAGACGGCTTTGTCTCAACTTGTTCAGTCTTTTGCTCTTGTTTTGATTCTGCAGCAGTATTTTGCTGACTGCACCCAGCTATAAATAGAGTAAGTGTAGCGATTGCTACCAGCGTAACCTTTTTCATATTTTTCCTCCTGGCTATCCCACTAGCCTATAAAATTCATCAATTACCATTAATTCGTCGGTTACTGATTTAAGTTTGTGTCTTTCCATAAAGTTTAAATAATTAAAATCTTCCTTGTCTACTCTTTCCAGTTCCTCCCTCAATAGCGCGTGTATCATTGCCCGGTTGGCTTCATTCTCGCACTTTATCGGGTTGATAATATAATTAGCCTCGGTATGGTCTAAGTGGCCTAATTCGTGCAATATGACCCGTTTCTGGGCCTCTCTAGTTAGTGATTTGTTAACGAAGATAATCCGCATATCCGAGATTATCATTCCTGGTCGTGGCCATAGGTCGTTATCAAAGTAGGCAAGGGTCACTCCCTCACTGTCGCATATTTCTTCTATCGTCATAATCTGCCTTGTAGGTATATTTCTATAATGTTTTGGATCGCTTGTATGTCGCTCTCGGTCAGCGGTTTACCGTCGAAAGTCTTTGCGCTTTCTGCCAGCTTGCGCAGATCTGTTTCAGAGTAGCCGGTTTGCGTGGTTGATTCCCGTTCCCGTGGTACGTCATATCCCATAAGCCAGGCCTCTGACACGTTAAAAGTTAAGGCAAGCAAAGCCAGCCGTCTTTGGTCGGGCGCTTGTACACCATTCACATATTGCGAGATAGCACTTTTACCAAGTTTGACACCTAATTTTTCTTGATAAGGTTTTGAATTATTGAAGATATCTACTTGTTTCCAGTTCTTCTCTTCCATTAGTTGCCGTATTCTATCCGCTGTCTCGTACTTTCTCATTTTGATCAACTCCTTATTTCTACTATAGTATAGCACAATATTTGAAAAATAAAAATAAAAAAGTTCAAGAATTATGAAAAAAACCGTTGACAAAGTTCATGGGTCATGTTATACTTTAACCATAAACAAAGTTCATGAAGCGTGAACAAAGAAAGGAGCTACAATATGAGCAATGACTACTCAAAGTTGTTAGGTGTGATCACAGAAAAAATGGGGACGCAACTAGCATTTGCCCAGGCTATGGGAGTGTCAGAACGCAGTATCTCGCTTAAATTGAATAACAAGGTATCTTGGAAAGATAGCGAAATTTCAAAAGCGGTTGAAGTGCTTGGTCTTGATCCTAAAGACATCCCAGCTTATTTTTTTAAATACAAAGTTCATGAAGCGTGAACTTTTGGGAGTAAATAGAAAGGAGAAAGATATGAGACCTAAGAGATATCCATATAAACAAAAACCACCCTTTCCTTCAACTAAAAGAGTGGAGAAAGTAATCGGCGAGCTTGAAGCACTGAAAGAGCACTATCTCAGCTTGACTGATGATATGAGACCTAGAGCAAAAGCGCTAGTCAGTGAAGAATCGGACTATGTTACTGATTATGATCTTGAGATTGTTTCAACCGATTTAAAACTTCATTTTCGTGAGCTGCTAACATTTTTCGAACAATGTCCTTAACTTCACGGACTTTTACTGGTTCAAAAGTATGATTATCATCACGAACTAGCTCGATAAGTTCATCAATCATTTTATCAATAAAAGGACTATATGACACAACCTTACCCCCTTTCTGCTTACATTATAGCAGAAAGAGATTGAGAAAAATAGAAAGGAGAAAAATTGGCGCAAAGAAGAATGTTTAGCAAGAAAATTACAGACACAGATAGTTTTCTTGATATGCCCTTGTCTGCTCAAGCATTGTACTTCCATTTAAATATGGGAGCTGACGACGAGGGGTTTGTAGATAACGTTAAGAAAATACAACGTTCGATCGGAGCAAGCAACGACGATTTAAAAATCTTGATTGGAAAAGGATTTCTAATTCCTTTTGAGAGTGGCGTGGTAGTTATCCGTCATTGGAGAATACACAACTACATTCAAGCTGACAGATTTCAAGCCACGATCTATCAAGACGAAAAAGAACAATTAGAATTTGATAAGTCAAAAATCGCTTCTATCAAGCCTTTAGACCAATGTATACAAAATGTATCCAAAATGGATACGCAGGTAAGGTTAGGAGAGGATAGTTTAGATAAGGATAGATTAGATAAGGTTAACAACCTATACAGTGACGAAGATAAAAAAAAATCTTTGTCGCAAATTATCAAATCTTCAAGTGTCAAAATCAATGACCGACAAATTCAACAAATCCAAGAATATATCGGACTGGATAACATGACGGTTGAAATGATTGAATACGCAGTCCAACTGACTGAAGATGCTGGAGCAGAAAGTTTTAACTATCTGAACAAGATTTTGAAGTCTTGGAAAGACAAAGGGCTGACAAGCCTTGATGAAGCTAAAGAAGAAACGAGCGGTTTTCGTGATAGTAAAAACTCAACTTCAAGACGTGTTGGTAACTCAATCATCCAAACTTATGATGATCCGTTACCGTTTTAGAAAGGAAAAGAAATGAGACCGAAAAGATATCCGTACAAAACAATAAGACCCCTTCTTCCAACGAAAAGGGTCAAAAAGGTAATTGAACAATTACGACTTATCAAGCAGGATTTTCCAAATCCTAGCAAAGACATGAAGCCTAGAGTGAAAGCATTAGCTGAACTCATTAGTGAAGATATTAGAGATTCCGATTTGGAATTTGCTCCATCAGAGCTTGTATCTCAACTTCGTGATTTGCAATCATCCTTCTAAGATATTGATTAACGATACTCACTTTTTCATCATCTGTCAAACCTGAATTGCGAATGGTGTCGTTGATTTTATCAATTAGAACAGCTCTATTTCGACTGTAAAATACATCATCATTCATAATATTACCCCCTTTCTGCTTACATTATAGCAGAAAGAGAATGAGAAAAATAGAAAGGAGGTTGAATGAAAAAACTAAATTTAGATCCAATCTATTATGTGAATGAAAACGAGATATGTAAGAAACATTCTTGCTATATGTGGACGTTCAAGTATCCAGTCAAGGCGAAAGGACGAAAAACACCTTACCAGCCTACATTTTGCCCTGAGTGTCAGCGTGAAGATATGGCTAGAGAGCAAGAAAAAAAACTTGGTGAAGCGTATATCTCAGCAATTTTAAGCGATACGTATGAAGTCTTAAAAAGAAACAGCTTGATACCAAGCGACATGAAAGATGCTAGCTTTAACACGTTCACAGTCAATAATGACACAGACGAGAAAGCGAAAAACTTCGCTCTACGAGTAGCAAGGCACTATTTCAAAGACGGTAAAGGCAATTCAATCATTCTTGGAAAAGCTGGACGTGGGAAAACGCATTTAGCTATTGCACTTGCTAAAAAGTTGAACATTGACTTTAAAGCGAATAATGAACCTAAAAGCGTGCTCTTCATGAACGTGCCTACCATGTTCCAGAAAATCCAAAGCGGGTTTAACAAATCAGATGCACGGACCACGGACGAATGGTTGGACTTGCTGAAAAAAGTTGATTTCTTGATTTTGGATGACTTCGGGAAAGGTGAGCAAACGCCTTGGAAAATGGATTTTCTGTATAACTTGCTGGATGCTAGAGATAAGACAATCTTCACTACTAACATGACTGGCAAAGAGATGAAGCAAGCATTTGACAGTAGCTTAGTCAGTCGAGTAGCAAAAGGGGCAAAGGATTTGACTTTCAAATATCCTGATGATTCAGAAGATAGGAGGACATTACCATTTTAAACACTGAAGAAAGAAAAAAGCTGATAGCAGATTTTGAGAAAAACCACTATCAACTATCAACACTACTGAAAGAACGCTTATTAATCACAACGGACGAGCGTTTCGCTCGCAAACTGAAAGAAATGGCTTACTATTCAACAAATGGGAGCGTGTATCAGTTTGTGAAATAAAAATGCACCTTCGGGAAAAGGCGCATAACAAAATATTTCTAAAGGAATTATAACATGAATGATCTAATGATGCAAATGCTAGACCAGTTCGAAGCTGGTCTAATGGATAGGACGCTCAAGGTCATGACAATTGTGACCGATGAAAAAAGGCGCTATCCAATGGAACTGAACAAGTCGCAATGCTCAGAAATGTTACTTGGAACCAAGGACACGACGACATTCGACGAACGGTTCAACCGACACGCAGACTTTCCAAGGATTGAGGGCAAGCGTGAAAAATATCCAAGGGATGCCGTGATTGAATGGTATCACGAAAATTGGCAGAAAACGGCAATTTAGGAGAAATCACATGAAGTTACTAGACAAACTTACAAAATGGTTTTTCAACACAACCAAAATTGAAATTAACGCTGATTGGAAACTGGTTGCGCTTGATGAACACAGAGAAAATGTTGAATTAAGAAAACAACTGCAACAAGCTAATCAGACTATCGCTGATAAAGACAAGATTATAAAAATTTACAAGGAGAAATCAAAATGACAGAACCAAGTCTTACAAGTCAAATCTTAGGAATAGCATTCATCATGACTTGCTTATTCATCGCTATTCTTTTAGTCGCAAGCAACGAGCAAAAACGACAAAGACAAGCTGAAGAACAAGAAAAACTGGATCAAGCAATTATTGAAGTGTATCAGCAAGGTCGAAATCAATTCAATAATATCGCTAGACAGAATATCAGAAATTGTGACCGTAAATTTACGTTTGATACACAAGCACCCGTAGGTCTTAGACCTGACTTGCTAGCTTTGCCACAACCAAAGGAGTAAGAAAATGAAAAAATATGAGCTATTAGTAGAAGACACAATCACTTTTTTTGGAGTACAACTTTTTAGAATTAAGGCGTTAATTTCATTTAGTGGAATTGAAAAAGGAGAAGTTGGCGGATATATTGCAAATGAAAAAAATTTAAGTCAATCCGGCAACGCTTGGGTATCCGGCAACGCTAGGGTATACGGTGACGCTGATTATATTGTTTTTAAAAACACATGGTCTAGTGGTCGTTATTTCACTTATACAAAATCGAACAAAAAATGGAGAGTTGGTTGTTTTTATGGTGACGGTGCTGAATTGGTTGAAAAAGCATATAAAGATAGCAAAAAATCCGGCGATTTTTATAAAGCGTATGTCGATTTTGTTGA